TAGCTAATTACAACGTGTATGAGGCTGCTGACTGGGAGCTAGCTACAAACTATATAACTACTTTCTATCAAGCTTGTACTAGAGTTAGTGGATCATGTACAACCGCACCTACAGGCTCTGTTGGAGACATGTGGATAGTCACTGACGAAGATGGTGAATTACGTAGGTATAACGGATCAAGCTGGATACTATTAACTGTTGCAACATTAGCTAAAGTAGATGAGAAAATCATTGAACAGGTGGGTTATTGTGAGTTTACTGACACGTCTGTTACACCTAATACTGTAGTACGTGATAACGCATATTTAACACTGGCTACATGTGAAGCAGCTGCCCATAATCATGGTAGCTTTGCATGGAATAGTACTGGTGTTATAGGAGCCGCTATACAGACAGTGTCTACTACAGTAGATGGCCATACTACTACTATTGGTGTAAATGCTACATCTATCGATGGTTTAGAAGCTGAATATTCAGTTAAGATTGATACTAATGGTACTGTTAGTGGTTTTGGTTTATCTAGTAGCGATAGTGTATGTTGGGTAAATGGAATAATAAATACTACTATTACTCAAGCCAGTTGTACAGGTCCAGGTAAGGTATGGGCAGAATCATCTAGTACATTCCTAGTAGCAGCTAGTTCTTTTGCTATTACTAGCCCCACTAATAAAGATGCTAATGGTAATTTAAATACTCCTACAACACCTTTCGTAGTACGTACGGGAGATGCTAATGGATCTTGCTACGTCAATGGTGTAGAAGATCCATTATTAAATGAGACTGCTTGTGGAACTACAGTAGGTGGATCATGGGTACCAGCAGGTGTAGGTATTGTAGGAATACAAGGTGATCTAGTACTTGATGGTACATTAAATGCTAACAAGATCGTGGCAGGCACTATTACAGGTGACTATATAGCAGGTACAACTATCACAGGTAATCATATTGTTGCAAATACAATTGATGCAAGCCGTATAGTTATATCAAGCGTATCTGCAGCAATAGGCGAGTCGGATAACTTATTACATACAGGTAGATTTGTTAATAGTTCAATAAGTGAATGGAAAGCACCAACAGGATTAACAGCACCAGTATTTTACGATGCTAGTAATGATGGACAAACTTTTACAGGTGCTGTTAAAAGTAGCATTAAAGATATATATGAAGGTGATGAATATTTTCCTGTTTCAAGCAATGAAACACTTTTTGTTAGTGGTTGGATAAGGACTGAATTCTCTAATCATGATTGTAGAATTGGTTTGAACTTCAAAGATGATAATAATGCTGCTAATGAAACATGGGCAGGGGTATTACATAAACTAGCACTACCATTTGGTGAAAGAATGGTAGTTAATGATATAAGTATAGCACTTAATAGCCTAATAGATGGTTCACCTAACCCTGGTGAATTAGTAATTACTAGTACACATCTTATAACTCCTAATGGAGAAAATGTAGTTACTACTTCTCCTGTTATATTACATAGTCCATATGGTGAAGGTGAAGCAGGCACATATTATATTATGTATACTGCTGAATCAAGAGCTACTAGATTCTCAGGTCTAAATAACCCAGGAACCTCTACACAGTTTGTTAATATTAGATATGATGATACAGCTGCTACTTGGCAAGCATTTGGTAATCTTCTTGATGGAACTGTAATAGATTTTATTCCTTTATTTGATGATTTCATTGTAGCGTCAGTCTATGCTGAGACTACTACAGGTGGACTATCTGATGCTATGGTGGCTAGTCATAGTCATGATTCACATCATCATCATCAAGATTGGCAATATATAACAGGAACTATAGCAGCCCCTGATAATGTAACTAAGGCTAGAGGGTGGATTCAGCAAAACGGTACCAGTGGTTTTGGTACTGTTGAAGTGGCTAATTTTATAATAACAAGAGAACCTTCTGGGGTACAGATATTAGACGAGATATTAATATCTGCAAATATTACAACCGCAGTCAATAATGGAACAACTACTATTGATGGGTCTAATATTACTACTGGATCCATTTACGCTGATAAACTTAATGTTAATGCATTAGCAGCAATTACTATTAAGGCTGATCAAATTATTTCACATAGTGTAGGGGGTGAAGCTTTTGATATAAGCTCTTTTGGTGATGCTGGGCCTAATAATACTGCAAATATATATGGTGGAGTGATTGAAGGTGCAGTAATTGAAGGTGGATTTCTTGTAGCTATGGGAGACTATGAGTATACCAATTCGTTTTACAATACTCAACCCTCATGCTCCTTCGCAGAAGACGTAGCCGGTAAGTGGAGATACCCTAAACAGTTTGGTTATACTTTAAGTAATGCAGGACATGCTTCTATAGTTAGTGCTGGAACATATGAGTATGATTTTTATGCTTGGAATCACTGCTCTAACACATTAAGACGTTTAACATCTCCAACGGGTGCCTTAACAATTTCTGCACAAACAGGAATGTTAACAGCTAGTGGTAATCAATCTTGCTCATGTAGTCGTTCTTCTGATAAAACTTGGACTATTTCTGCAAATATACATGGGGTTACAGCAACTTTGACAATCCGAGTACATGTAGGTTTTAACTCTTCTGATGGTTATGGTACTATTTATATAGATGGTACTAGTGTTCAACACGACAGTCATTGGAATGGGGCATCAGGTAGCCATACGGGGAGTAAAATAATAAATAATGTTCCCCTTAATTATTCTATAAGCTGGTCAGCTGATGATTATCAAGGAGGTTGGTGGTCTATTAATGGGTATTATTCTTATAATGTGAGGGTAGATGTTGATGAATCTGTTAGAAACATTACATTAGATGGGAATGATACAATTTCATTTACTACTACTGGGGGCAGTATGAAAATCCCCCCAGCAACTATGGCATTGACTTAATTATGAATAACGTAGAGATAGATTCAGCAATCCAGAGAGAAATTGTACGGAGAACAGGGTATAAGCAAGGAACCCATAAATTAATTAAAACGGATTGGTTAGTGACAAGACATAGAGATCAGAAAGAGTTAGGCATTCCTACTAGCCTTTCTGAAGATGAATACTTACGTATGTTAAAACTTAGACAATTCTGGAGAGATACCTATTCTAGGGAAATTACTAAAAAAGTGATTAATTTACCCCTATCAAAAATTGTAGACTTCTCCCCGTTAGACACCTATAGATTAGAGAACGTTAAACAGTATAAAGAGTTATTTGAAAATGGGGAAATACCCCCTCCAATATATATTCATGTATACCCAGGGGGTGGACATTTCGTACAAGATGGACACAGGCGGGTGCAAGCGGCTAAAGAATTAGGAATAAAAACACTACCCGCTATTGTGTGGGACTTTACTTAAAATAGGCACAGTGGCTATGATAAAATCGCAAAAAAGAATATACTATACTAAAATTATGCTAGGATACAGCCTATGAAGGAAGATACAGCAGATTTAGACATTGATGGCACTGAGGTATCTAGCTTAGTTGACTGGGATAATCCACCTAAATTAGAAGACCTAAAGCAAGATTTAACTGAAGCACAGTCAGCGCATACTGCGCACATTGTTGACGTGGATAACTGGTTAAGTGCACTAAAAGGTGAACAACAAATTAAAGCTAAAAAAGGTAGATCTAAGATCGTACCTAAGCTTATACGTAAGCAAGCTGAATGGCGTTACGCTGCATTAAGTGAACCTTTTCTATCTACAGATGACTTATTCAATACAGCGCCTAAAACGTTTGAAGATAAGAAAGCTGCTGAACAGAATGGTCAAGTTTTAAACTATCAGATAAACTGTAAGTTAGATAAGATTAAGTTTATTGATGAATACGTACGTACCTGTGTAGATGAAGGTACAGCAGTAGTTAAACTAGGTTGGAAGTACACAGAAGAAACTGTAGAAGTTGAGGTTCCTGTAATGGAACAAGTCCCTGTACAAGATCCTGCTATGGCACAACAACTAGCAGCTCAAGGTATGCCACCTGTACAAGAAGTACAAGTAGGTGTCGAGATGCAGGAACAAGTTAAAGTAATCGATAACATGCCTACTATTGAGGTGTGTAACTACAATAATGTAATTATAGACCCTACTTGTGAGGGAGATATTGATGCTGCTGAATTTGTTATCTATAGTTTTGAGACATCTATGTCACAACTACGTAAAGATGGTAGATACAGTAATCTTGATGCGATAGATTTAGATAGTGGTAGTGCTTTAAGTCAACCAGATTATGCAGTAGACGATGACTCTAACTTTACATTTAAAGATAAACCACGTAAGAAAGTAGTAGCCTATGAATACTGGGGATTTTGGGATATTAATGACAACGGTGAAACAGAACCTTTTGTAGCTACATGGATTGGTGATACTCTTATTAGATTAGAAGAAAACCCATTCCCGGATAAGAAGTTACCTTTTGTATTAGTTCAATATTTACCTAGACGTAAATCTGTATATGGTGAACCTGATGGTGTATTGATTGAAGATAATCAACGTATTATCGGTGCTGTAACTAGAGGTATGATTGATATTATCGGTCGTAGTGCGAATGGTCAGATGGGTACTAGAAAAGATGCATTAGATGTTACTAACGCACGTAAGTTTGAACGTGGTGAAGATTTTAAGTTTAACTCTAACGTAGATCCTAGACAAGCTTTCCATATGGAGACTTATCCTGAGATCCCTGGTAGTGCACTTAACATGTTAACTCTTCAGAATAATGAAGCTGAATCTCTAACCGGCGTTAAAGCATTTAGTTCTGGTATTACAGGTCAAGCATTAGGTACAACAGCAACAGGTATCAGATCCGCATTAGATGCTACTTCTAAACGTGAGTTAGGTATTCTACGTAGATTAGCTAATGGTGTTAACCAGATAGGTCGCAAGATTATATCTATGAATGCTGCTTTCCTAGAAGATGAAGAAATAATCAGAATAACTAATGAAGAGTTTGTTGCCATTAACCGTGAAGATTTAGGTGGTAAGTATGACATTAAACTAAACATATCTACTGCTGAAGCTGATGAACAGAAAGCTAGTGAGTTAGCCTTTATGCTTCAGACTATGGGCAATAGTATGCCTCCTGAAATGTCTCAGATGGTATTATCCGATATAGCTAAATTACGTAAGATGCCAGAGTTGTCTAAGCGTATAGCAGAATATAAGCCACAACCTGACCCTATGGCTCAACAGAGAGCACAATTAGAGTTACAGTTATTACAGGCACAGATTGCTAATGAGCAAGCTAAAGCAGCTGAGAATACAGTTGATGTTGAATACAAGAAAGCTAAGACGTCTACTGAGTTATCTAAGTCTAGAAACTTAGAAGGTAAGTCTGATTTAGATGACTTAGACTTTGTAAATAAAGAATCTGGTGTAGCTGATGCTAATACAGAAGAACAGATGAAGTTAGCACATGGGCAAGACATGCAGAAGAAAGAGTTTGATCGTTTAGCTAACTTAGACAATAAAGCGATTGATGGTATGATGGGTAGCATGAATACCACTTACCCAGGGGTTTAAATATAATTAATACTAATATGAGGATACAGTATGACTAATGTGGAAGAAGTTGAAATTGAAATTCAACAATGTAAAGAAGCTATTGCACGTAGAGATGTTATGGTGCGATTACGTAACAATAAAGACTTTCAAGAGATAATAGAAATAGGTTATTTAAAAGAAGAAGCTGTAAGATTAATTATGGCTAAAGTTGCAGGCTTACCTGCTGAAGCCATGGAGAAGCTAGATAAGTTAGCTTATGGCCCTGGTGCACTAGCACAACACTTTGATACTATTTTAAGATTAGGTGATCAAGCTGAACAAGCTTTGAACAATAATGAATTAACTCGTGAGGAATTATTGACGGAGGAGCTAGCATAATGGCATTAGATAACGCATTAGGAATGGACGATGAGGAATTCTTAAAACAAGATTTAAGCGTACTTGAGGAAGAACTAGACGAAGAACTAGACACCCAAGCATCCGCTGAAACAGATACTGACGTTACAGAAGAGCAAACTTCTGTAGCTGATGGTGAGGTTCAAGAAGTTATTGAATCTACAAGTGAAGCCCAGGAGCAACCTGAGCCGGAACAAGCGAGTACAGAAGATAGCCAACCATTTGAGGATACTCAAACAGAGCCTGAAGCTGAATTTAAAAGTACTGAGCCAGAGTCTCTTGATACAGAGGTCAAACTTAGTGACACAGATGGGGATACCCAGGAAACACAAAGTGTAGACTTCCAAGGAGCGTATGAGAAAATCTTCGCACCTTTTAAAGCCAATGGTAAGGAAATGCAAGTCGATACTGTTGATGATGTTTTATCATTAATGAAGATGGGAGCTAACTATCAGAAAAAGATGAATCAGTTAGCACCTAATCTAAAAGTAGTTAAGATGCTTGAGAAGAATGGTTTATTAGATTCTAATAAATTAAATAATCTTATAGATATCTCTAAAAATGACCCAGCAGCAATTACTAAGCTAATAAAAGATAGTGGGATAGATCCTCTCGACATTGATACTGATGCAGAAGTTAAGTACACACCTAACGACTACAACGTGTCAGACAAAGAGTACCAGTTAGATGCTGCTTTAGACGGTATTAAAGATAGTGAAACTTTTAACAAAACTATTGATGTAATGAGTACACAATGGGATGAAGAAAGTAAAAAGATAATTTCAGATAATCCTGAAGTTATTGGCATTATCGATGAACACATGCAAAATGGTGTTTATGATACTATTAGTACGCTAGTAGCTAAGGAACGCACATTAGGTAGACTAAAGGGCGTACCAGAGATAGTAGCATACCAACAAGCAGCGCAATATCTAGCTAGTACCGGAGTCTTAAACGGTGGTAATCAGCAGGTTGCACAAAGACCCCCTGTATCGGATGTATCGAGTAAGACTAAAGCAAAGGCGGATGACGCAGCAGTTAAACAAAAAAGAAAAGCTGCGGCATCTACAAAAACGAGCAGTAAACCTACAACTACTTCACCTGACTATCTCAAGATGACTGATGAAGAGTTTATGAAAGTTGCTGCCGTTTAATTTAAATAAGCTATAGGAGAATATTATGGCTCAAGTATACGGTGACGGTACTAACTCAACTATCGGTGCTCAAGCGCGCACTGATTTTTATTACAAAAAAGCGCTAATTGCAACAAGGGATAAGCAATACTTCATGCCACTGGCTGATGTACGTGCTATGCCTAAACATCATGGTAAGACTATTAAACAAGACGTTTATCAGCCTTTACTAGATAACTTAAACATCAATGACCAGGGCTTAGATGCTTCAGGTGCTGTAATTGATAGTACTAAGTTCACTGCTTGGAATAAAACTGGTGGTGTAATTGGTTCAACTTATGCAACACAAGCTTTAGCTGATGCTGCATCGGGTAGTGCTTACGCTAAGCAAAACTCTGGTAACCTTTATGGTTCTTCTAAGGATATCGGTACTATTGCTGATCGTCTTCCTGCATTGACTGAGAATGGTGGTCGTGTTAACCGTGTTGGTTTTACTCGTACGCAAATTACGGGTTCAATCATTAAGCAAGGTTTCTTCACTGAGTACACTCAAGAGTCTTTAGACTTTGACAGTGATTCAGAGTTGATGTCACACATCACTGAAGAAATGGTTGTAGGTGCAACTGAGTTAACTGAAGCTGCTTTACAAGTAGATTTACTTAACAATGCTGGTACTGTATATCATATGGGTGGTGTAGCTAAAGTAAATGTTAATGCTACTGCAGCTTACGCTGACTTGATGACGTTATCTATTGCTTTAGATAATAACAAGACTCCTAAGCAAACCAAGATTATCTCTGGTTCGCGTATGACAGATACTAAGACTGTTAATGGTGGTCGTGTAATGTACATCGGTTCAGAGTTAATCCCTATGGTTCGTAAGATGAAGGGTATTGATACTAACTCAGCTGTAGGTACAGGTTTTACTTCTGTAGAGAAGTATGCTGATGCTACTAATGTACTTAACGGTGAAATTGGCTCAATTGACCAGTTCCGCATCGTTGTAGTTCCTGAGATGTTATATGATGCAGGTGCTGGTGCTGCTGGTATCGATATCTATCCTATGCTTGTTGTAGGTGATGGTGCTTTCACTACTATTGGTTTCCAAACTGATGGTAAGACTGTGAAGTTCACTACTACACACAAGAAGCCAGGTAAAGAGATTGCAGACCTTAACGATCCGTATGGTGAGAAAGGTTTCTACTCTATCAAATGGTACTATGGCTTCATGGCATTACGCCCTGAACGTCTAGGTCTTATTTGGACTAAAGCGTAAAGCTTTAACTTTGGTAGCCTGTTAGTGCGCAAGCACGGTGCAGGCTACCTCACTAATTCCCGGGAGGAACTATGAACATTGAAACTATGACATCAAAAGAGATAAGCGATAAGCTAGCCGAACACGGTATTAAGATGCATTTTAATTCTAAAAGAACAAAATTAGTGGAGGCACTAAATAATATTAACGGTAATGAGGATACTAAAATGGAAGCAACAGTAATGGAAACAACTAATAATGTAACTGTAGTAACAGATGACATGCTAGATGATTTTAAAATCAATGGAGTTGAGCTAGAGGGCTTACGTAATGATGATGCTATGAAATTAATCAGAGTAATTGTTAGACCTAATGACCCACTTAAACTTGAATCTGGTGGTGAAATTTTCACCTATGGTAGTAATGTAATTAATAATGGTAAAGCCGTTAAAAAGTACATACCTTTTAATAATGAAGAAGGATGGCACATACCTAATATTATTTATCAAAATATTATTGCGACTGAGTGCCAGATATTTAAAAAGGTTACACGTAACGGTCAAGATACTATGGAAGCAGTTAAAATTAAAGCTTACAATGTAGAAGTATTACCTGCATTAACACAAGCTGAAATTGATAAAATTGCAATTAAACAAAAAGCGACAAGTTCAGTAGGATAATAATATGGCAACAATCAGTAACGCAGACATAACCCAAGCTAGTAGTCTAACTACTAGTACAGATGGTAAATATACCGTTACTGGTGATGGTATATTTGATGACTTAATGGAGGCCGTAAATACGCATTTATCGGCACAATTTAACCTAGGTAGGTTAACGGGTGCTGATTATGCTACAGTCTATTTAGGAGCACTTCAGAGCTCTTTACAAGGCTCTGTACAGTTTATCTTGGGTAAGCAGCAAGCAGATAAGCAAGCTGATCTTTTAACTAAACAGATAGTCACTGAAGATAAGAAAGCATTAGATGTGGTATCCACGATTACTGTTAGAAATGCTCAATCAACGAAAGACTTACTAGTAAAACAAGAGCAAGTAGATATGTCAGTGGCACAACAAGCAACTGAAGCTAAGAAAGCATTAGATATAGTATCTACTACGGCTGTTCGTAATACTCAATCCACTAAAGATGCTTTACTTAAGACTGCACAAACAACAGTTGCTACCAACTCAGCCGCTACAGAGTTGAAGAAATCTCTTGATATAGTTGCTTCTACTGAAGTTAAAGGTAAGCAAGCATTAGATATCTCAAATCAATCGTTAATACGTACACAGGCAAACGACACTGAAACTATACTTAAACGTCAACAGATTATTAGTGAAGCTTTTAAGAATGGTATGGAAGTTAATGAGTATATTTGGGAGATAGAATATGATCAGAATGCTAATGAAACGTACACATTTACTACAAATGAAAACTTGAGTGAAAATGATGTTGAAGCTTTAATGACAGAAGATCCTCATGTGGCTACTTATACAGTTAAAACTGTTTTACTTAACCAGGTTAATAACATTCAACATTCAGGTAAGTCTACAGCTGAAACAGTTATTGCAAAAACTAATAAAGAAATTGAAATATTAGAACAGAAACGTATAACAGAATACGCACAAACGCAAGTAACTACTAATGCAGCACCTGCTGCTGGTAGTATCGTAGGTCGACAGGGTACTTTATATGAGAAACAAGCTTTAGGATTTGAGTGGGATGCTAAGAACTCATTTAATAAAAATATCGCAGATATCCTTAAGATTCAGATTAATACGTTAGGTACATTTAATAATCAGAAGTTTGTTACTATTGAAGACCTATTAGAGCCTTTCTCTACAGATGCTGCATTCGTGCCTAATACTACGACCGGACAGCCGTAATATCTAATGGGATGGAATCCGTTTAAAACCACTAAAACCTATCAATACTGGAACATAGTAACTGCAGATTTAGTAACGGATACACTCCCAGATAGCTTTGATGAGTTTGCAACTATTAATGATATAGTTAATAACATAGATTATTGGAAGAGTTTAGATTACTTAAATACCCAGGGCAGTACACGTAATATTTTACGGCGAAATGCAGGTAAGTTTAAACGAGATGCATTCTTTGGTGGGTTTTCTGATGTAAATATAGGTACTAACTTTGTACCAGTAGACTTAGTTAAAAATCGCATTAACCCGAGTGATCCAACTAGAGTCAATATTAAAAGTAGTTCAGTGACACCTTTGAACTATACAACTTGGGTTGAGAACTACCTAGTAGAAACTTATCAGTTACACACAGCTATTATTAATGGTACAGCTACTTTAATATTTACTGTAGAAGGTGTAAATTATAGTGTTGATTTAAGTACAGCTAATAGTACTACTAATACTGTCAAGTATGTAAATCTAACAAATAACGTTGAAAAAACAATAGACGTACCTCCTGAACCTATAGGTGCTGCTTATGAAGTTACATACGCAATAAATGATGTTGATGCAAATGGTGTACTCATAGCTGGTCAAGAATCAGAAACTTATCTATGGCAATACTGGATAGGCTCAGGTACATATCCAGAGTTAGATACATTTACAGAAATACCAGATAATGACCCAACGACATTTCAAATATTCCCACCTATAGACATACGTAAAGATGGGCAGTCATATCCTAATAATACACCACACGCAGACCACGCTGAATACGCTGAATCTTTAGGTATTGATTCTAAAGCACTAATTGATGCATT